CCAGATATGAAGATCTTGAGGAATTAAAGGGCATAAAGGATATGACCCGGGGCCTGCGCAAAGCGGCCGAGGCAAAACAGAAGTCAGACCCTGCAGGGGCCAGCATAATGAAGCAGGCCGTCATGATCATAATAACGATGTATGACGCGATGGGCGCGGAAGCCGTTCTTTTAAGAGAGAAGCTGACGAACCAGAAGGAAAGAGCCCTGGCCATCCTGGATGATGTCGACGGCCAGATCACCGACGACCCGGTAGCCTTGGCCAGGGAAAGATTGGAGAAAATGCTGTGAACGACAAAATAAACCCGGAACACTACAAAGATCTCTGTTCCATGGAGTGCATCGAGGCCATGGAAATCGCTTTCGGGGCCGAGGGCGTCCTTAATTTTTGCCTTTGTAATTGCTTCAAGTATATCTGGAGGTACCGGAACAAGAACGGCCTGGAAGATCTCGAGAAAGCCACATGGTACATTGACCGGGCGGAAAAGCAGCTCGAGGTTTTAGTGACAACAGATGGCCAGCATTATCTGGCCCAGATAGATGCGCTCAACAAGGTATTAAGAAGGCATAAGATCGAGGTGGGGACAGCGATATGAGGGACCCATGTAAAAAATGCATGGAGCGCGACTTCTGCGGTGGGCAATTCCCCTGCAGGAGGAAGAAGGATTATGAGGACCTGAAAGCCCGATGCGAAGGAGACAAAGAAAATGAGAAGACCAAGAGACATCCGGAGAGCACCGGAGATGACCGTCCAGGAAGGCGGATATAATGGCGGATACGGAGACATAACCATGGAGAGGTGGACCGGATCCGTAGTCTGGGTAACTGACGAAACCGGCTGGCAGCACGTGTCCGTTTGTCCATATAACCCGGATATCATGCCGACCTGGGACGAAATGTGCAGGATAAAAGATATTTTCTTCGAGGATGAAGAAATCGCCATCCAGATGCACCCGCCAAAAAGTCACTACGTAAACATAATGCAGAATTGTCTGCACCTTTGGAGGCCGCTGGATAAATACATGCTGCAGGCTCTGGAAGGAGGCGGCGACAATAACTAACAAAATAAACAAAGGCTTCGGCCTGCTATTTGAGATGGGCTGCGGGAAGACCCTGACGGCCATCGCCATCGCAGGCGCAGCCTACAACATGGAAAAGATCTCCCGGGTGCTAATTATCGCACCGACCTCCGTCGTCGCCGTTTGGCCAAAGGAGATGAAGGAATATGCCGACTTCAAATACATGGCCAGCGTCCTCCTGGGAGACAAGAAGCACCGGCTCAAGGAGCTGGAGAATCTGATCCGGTTCCCATTCAAGGCCCTGAAGGTGGCCGTGATCAACTACGAATCCACCTGGCGCGAGGGGATCTTTGAGGCCCTGCAGGAGTACGATGCAGACATGATCATCTGCGATGAGAGCCAGCGCATCAAGACCCACGACGCAGAACAAAGCAAGGCGATCCACAAGCTCGGCGACCAGGCCCGGTACAAGCTCATTCTTTCAGGGACGCCGGTCCAGAATAATGCGATGGACATATTCAGTCAGTACCGGTTCCTTGATTCAACCATATTCGGCCTGAATTTTTACCGGTTCCGGAGCCGCTACGCAATCATGGGAGGATTCAATAAAAAGCAGGTCGTCGCATATAAGGACCTCGACGAGCTGATCAGGAAGGAACACTCCATCGCATTCAGGGTGACCAAAGAGGAGGCGATCGACCTCCCGGAGCAAACCTTCATCACCAGGTCCATCCCAATGAATAGCAGGGAGCGTCAGCTTTATGACCGGATCCGGATCGATAGCTACGCGGAGCTTGAAAGCGGCGGCCAGATTACCGCAACAACGGTCCTGACCAAGCTCCTACGCCTGCAGCAATTAACCGGAGGCTTTCTGGTTGAGGATGACGGAGGAAAGCCGCAACTCGTAAGCAAGTCGAAGCTCGACGCTTTGGCTGACATCATCCAGGACTATGTGGTCGACGGGGGAAAGAAGCTCGTTATTTTTGCCAGGTTCCTGGCAGAGGTTCACGAAATCATCCGCCTGGCAAAGAAGATCCTCCCAGCCGATAAGGACGCCGTGGCCATCTACGGAGAAATCAAAAAAGAGGACCGCGGAGAGGTCGTCCGGAGGTTTCAGGAAGACCCTGATACAATGATCTTCATCGGCCAGATCGACACGGCCGGAACCGGCATCACACTAACGGCGGCAGACACCTGCATATATTATTCAAAGACATACAACTACGCCACATATTCACAGAGCCTCTCCCGGATCCACAGGATCGGCCAGAAGAACCGGTGCACATATATCGACCTTGTAATTGAGAGAACGGTCGACGAGATGATCACCAAGGCCCTGGCCAAAAAGGAGGACATCGCGAAAACCGTGGTCGACACATGGAGGGACTTCTTCTGATGAACAACAGAGACGACATGAAAAGAATTGTAATTTGCAAATATTGCAATAAGCCGGAATTTTACGGCCGGATGATGTGGCTTTCAGGGAAATGCTGCTGCCGAGCATGCTATAAAGCAGACTACGAGAAGGAAACCGGAAAACCATACAAATGGAACGACCTCGACGGCCCGGTGCCGACCTGGGACCAGTATCGAAAACAGGAGGACATCGACGACGATGGCAGGACGACGATGGACTGAGGAAGAACTCGAAAAATTGGAAAGATACAACGGGACGTGCACCTGCGCCGTGATGGCAAAGCGCCTCGGCCGGAGCCCGGAGGCAGTCAAGCTCAAAATGAACAGAATCGGCCTTCTGGGATTTGCGCAGTCGACAGAACTACTTACTGCTTATCAGATCTTCAAGGCATATGGAATCAATTACAGGAAGCTGGAGCGATGGCAGCGGCTCGGCCTGAAAAAAAAGAGAATCTCCGGATATAACACATACAGGCAGGAAGATCTTTATAAATTCATGAAAAGCCACCCGGAGGAATGGGACGCCACGAAAGTGACTGACGATTCATTATTTATGAATGAGCCATGGTTTCTGCAGAAGCGCAAGGACGACCGGGTCGGCCCTAAAAAGAGGAAAGAGTGGACGCCCTGTGACGTTTCCCATCTTATCCTCAGATACAAGCAGGGAACGCCGATCCGGCAGATCGCGGAGGAAATGGGCCGAACGGAATCCAGCATAAAAAATAAAATGCACTATATGACTGAGCGAGGATTCAGAATTTAAGGAGAAAAACAAATGGAAGCAAACACAGCCAACAAATACCTTGACGCAATTACAGACAAAAAGCTGGGCTCATTTAGCCCGGACATGAGGAACTACCAGGCGCCAGGAGAGATTATGGTGACAATTACCCTGGAGGAATACCGCGACCTCGTAGAAAAGACCGCGACCAGAAAGCAGGCCATCGACAAGGCAGAGGAGGATCGGTACCAGCGCAATGAGGAGATCAAGGCGAAAACGGCAGAGATTGAGTCGCTGAAAACAGAAAACTACGACCTGAAGAAAGCGGCAGAAAAGGCCGGTACGGAGGCCTCAGCTTGGAAGAGAGAATACGAGGAATTAAAAGAAGCATGTGACGGGATCGAGGAGGACTACGAAGGACACATCAAAGAGCTTCAGGAGGAAGCCGAAGTCTGGAAAAGCGAGAGCGATAAACTGGCCAAGAGAGTCGGTGAGTTACAGAAAGAGGTCGGGACGATCAAAAAAGAACTCCAGGAGGCCACGGCGGAAAAGGAAGAATCAGGAAATACCCCCCCCCCTCGCCGTTCGGCCAACAAAGGCAATAGTCAAGAAAAGAAACCCGGATCCAGAGCGCCCATCGACACCGGAAAAATCAGAGCATTAAAAGACGCCGGCTGGAGCGTGGCCAAGATCGCTGATGAGATGGGCGTCTCGGATCAGACGATCTATAACCGATTAAAGGAGGAACAGTAGAATGGCAGATCTTAAAAATCTCCTGCAGGAATACCAGGCGCTCCTGGGGCTTAAAGACGAGCTCGCGGAGCGCACCAAGAGGAACAACCAGGAGATCGAAAACATGAAGCAGGCCATCGCCCAACAGATGGTCGATGACGACACCCCGCAGATGCAGGTCGGCGATTACGTCTTCTCGCTTTCAGACACAACCATGTATAGCAAGAAGTCCGAGGCGTACCTGGCAAGCGCCGGCCTTGATTTCTTCGAGGTATTAAGAGAACAAGGTCTTGGTGATCTTATAAAAGAAACCGTCAACGCGCGGACGCTGCAGTCTACGATCCGGGCCATGGTAGAAGAACAGGGTGAGCTTCCGGAGGAACTCGCGGACGTCATAAACGCATATGAAACCCTGGACATAAAGAGAAGAAAAGCGACAAACAAAGCCTTAAAGAAGGCAAAGAAAGGAGAATAAAATGCAGCACTACGAACAGATGGAACTTGATGTCATGCTGGAAGGTGAACGGGACCTCAAAGAGAACATCGGCGTCGCCGTTGATTTTGCCTGCAGGCAGCTGGAATCCCAGGGCCTCGCGGCCATCGCAAGCAGACAGGAAGGGTACGGAATCGCCATGCAGTACTACAACAGCATGGCCAAATCCCAAAAAGCCGCGGCGGATGCCATGAAAAACTTCCTGCAGATCTTACCATCCGGAGATTCCGAGGCGATCTTTGCTGCAAGCAAGCTCTTTGATGCCGCCAACGACATCGCCTATGAGGCCGTACTGGTAGCAAGCCAGGCCAACCGGATCCGGACTGATCTTTACAGGAAGACCGAGGAACAGGAACAGGAGCTGACACCGATGGAAGAATACCTGGAATCACTTGATGAAGGATTCGAGGAAACAGGAGAACAGGAGGAAGACAATGCCGGCAATTAACATCGAAGAAAAGAAAATTGTGACCATAACCACCGATGACGGCCAGGAGATCCGGGAAGGCGATGCCATTCTGATCAGGGCCACATCCGGAGAAGACATTCTCTGCATTTTCAGAGACCTGAAAGATGGATATTTCTGCACTGAGACATTCACGGAACACGCGCCGGTGCGGTACAGATTAAAATCGGTGGTCGCAGCTAAGAAGGTAAAAAGTGTCGAGCTCATAAGCAAGGAGGAAATAATTAATGGCTAAGAACGAACTGGCGATCATGGACAAATTCGAGATCACGACAGGATACGAGGACATGGATCCGGAGCTTCTGGAAGAGATCCAGGACGAGATGGACGACCTCGATGAAGAGAGGGGCATTGCCTGCAGGAAGATCAAGATCCCGCATGGCGGAATTGCATTCGAGGTGGAAGGCGACGATCCGGATGACGCGGAGCCGATGAAGACCGTCCAGGGCGTGATCATTTTTACTCACAGGATGAATTCTTACTGGGAAAAGAGCCCGGACGAAGTAGACGACGACGCCGGATCCAAGGCGCCGGACTGCTCATCCTTCGACGCAAAGACCGGCGTGGAATTTGAGACCGAAGAAATCAAGAACTGTGACACCTGCCCGCTCAATCAATTCGGCGCGGCCGGAGAAGGAAAACCCTGCAAAAATATCCGCCGCATCTATCTCCTTCTTTCAGGAAGGCCGGTGCCCTATCTCTTAAGCATTCCGCCGACATCCATCCGGCAGGTCAACAAGCAGTTGGCCAGAATAATGAGCACCACAAAGATGCCATACACCAGGCTGGTCGTCGAGTTTAAGCTGGAGAAGACGGCCAACAAAAAGGGCATCGTTTACAGTACGGTCTCCGTTTCCCTGGCCGGAAAGCTCACACCGGAGCAGGCGTCCATGACCACGGCCATGAGGAAGGAGCTGAAAGAGAAATACAAAGAAGTAGCCATCACAGACGACGACTACAACACAGGAAGATCGGAATCAGAGGAACCGGCACCAGCAGTCGATGAAAACGGCTTCATGGATGCGCCGGCCGAAGAGCTGCCGTTTGCTTGATCACAAGGAGGGGCATGGCCCCTCCTGCATATGCAGGAGGAAAAACATGGTATTTGTAAATTACGCAATCGGAGACATCGCCTCCATGGCTGATATTTGCCGGATAACAGAAAAAGAAGACATCGAAGATTTGACCACTGTTCAGTGCGAAAGACCCGCAGAATATATCGGGGATATTCCCGTCTACCACACATTCACAAGGCCGACCACGTCGGACGCCTTTGTTTATGCAGGGCACTGCAGGACCGGCGAATCCACGAATTACGACCCGGCGATCGCGGAAAGAGAATTTATCTGCAGCCCGTTCCATTCAGAAGACTTCAACGACTGGGAATTTTACTGCAGGCTGGCCAGCGCGGCATGCAAGAGGTCATTCATTGACGGACGCGTCCCGGTGGCCCCGCATATGTATTTTACTAATTTTTTAGATGACACCAACAACAAGCACCGGCAGTGGGGACTGGCGGCAAGCCAGTCACTCCTGTCCGAATGCGATAAAATGACCGTATATGTAATCGATGGATACATATCTGCAGGGATGAAGGCGGAGATCGAACGCGCCATCTACGACTTTGAGATTCAACCGAAATATGAATATATAACCAGGGAACGGGCGGAACAATTCATCAGTGCGATGACGGAAAAGGAGTAGCAGATGGGCGCTGCAGATATCGATATCGACAGAATCGTCGATTACAAAAATGAATATGGCAGCGTGATCAAAAAGGCGAAAATCACCGGAGACCAGCTGATCGGCCTCTGCCCTTTCCACGACGACAGGAACAACAGCTTCTCGGTCGACCTTAAGACTGGGCGCTGGCATTGCTTCTCGGAGGATATCGGCGGGAATTTTATCGACTTCATGGCCAGGATAAACGGCACCGACACCAAGGAAGCCTACAAGGCCATTCTGGACAAGTACGGAGTGAAGTCCGACCCGGAGGAAGCCCGCCGGCTCCGGGAAAGCTACTCATTATCGCAATACGCATTTGAAAAAAAACTGCCCAAAGAATGGCTGGAAAAAGAATGCGGCCTGAAGACGGAGAAGGACCGAAAGACCGGGATCAGCTACATGAAAATCCCATACTGGAATGCAGACGGAGCCGAGGCAACATTCCGAAAACGATACGCCAACAAGGGATTTAAATGGAAGTACGGATCCAGCGGAAAGATCTGCCTATACGGGGAATGGAAGATCGAACAGATCCGACAGGCCGGATACGCGGCCATGGTCGAAGGCGAGAGCGACTCGCAGTCCATGTGGTACATGGGGATCAGCACCCTGGGCGTGGCCGGAGCTTCGATGTTTAAGCCGGCCCAGGCGAGCCTCCTGCAGGACTTAAAACTTTACATCCATCAGGAGGCAGACCAGGGCGGGGAGACATTCATCCGCAAGATGATCAGCGGCCTCCGGGACGGGGGATTCATAGGCAAGGTCTACAGATGGAGCTGCAGCAAGATCCCCGGATGCAAGGATCCGTCGGATGTATTTATAAAGTTCGGCCGGCAGGACGGGGCCGTCAAGATCATGGAGCTGATCAAAGCAGCGGAACCCATCGACCTGTCAGAGCCGGAGACCATACCGGAGACCGTCCAGGGCGCACCGGTAAACCTACGCCAGCCGGAAGGGTGGATCTATTCGGAAAAAGGGATCAGCAAGATCAGCGAAAAGACCTACGCGCCAATCGCAGTCTGCAGAACCCCGATCATATTAACCCAGCGGCTCCGGAGCCTGGAAACCGGAGAAGAAAAAATCGAGATTGCATTCAAGCGGGACGGAGAATGGCACAAGGCCATCTATCCCCGGTCGGTGATCTTCACCGCAAGAGGAATCACGGCCCTGGCTGATCTCGGATGCACAATCACAAGCGAGAACGCCAAACAGGTCGTCCAGTTTCTATCCGCCCTGGAGGCGGAGAACATCGACATTATAACGAAATCGGATGCCACATCCACATTCGGATGGCAGCCCGGCCACCGGTTCATCCCGGGCCGGGAACAGGGCATCGAGCTGGACATCGATCCATCGCAAAAAGGCATGGCCGCTGCATATTGCAAAAACGGAGACCTTGACGCGTGGATCCGGACCATGGCGCCGCATCGAGATCGGGACAAATTCAGATTTATTCTGGCGGCCAGTTTCGCGGCGCCACTCCTCCGGATAATAAAGCAAAGAATCTTTTTTGTATATAACTGGGGAGGCAGCAAGGGCGGAAAGACTGCAGCATTAAAAGCGGCCCTCTCCGCCTGGGGAGACCCGGAACGATTGATGGTCAGCTTCAACGCGACCCAGGTGGGCCTGGAGCGAACGGCCGCATTCTTCTGTGATCTTCCTCTCGGCATCGATGAGCGGCAGCTGGCCGGCCGGAACCAGGAAAGCCTGGAGAAAACCATCTACATGATCAGCTCAGGAACCGGAAAGATCCGCGGGGCCAAAGGAGGCGGTCTGCAGGCAACAAGGCAGTGGAGGACCGTCGCCCTGGCCACTGGAGAAGAACCGCTCTCCACTGAGACC